AGACATTGGTCGACAGATCCTGCGACACAGATCATTCAGCTTCCAAGAGTTCAGCCAGCGGTACGCAGACGCATCTCAGTTGATGCCTGCTAATCTGCGAGAGGCTAGGCTGCAAGACCCTAAGAACCGGCAGAACAGCCTGGAGTGCGACGATCAAGAACTTTCAGCTTGGTGGTTGGATGTCCAAGCTCGTATTGCAGAGCTGGCTGATCGCGTCTACTCACAAGCTCTTGCATCCGGAATAGCAAAGGAACAAGCCAGGTCAATTCTGCCGGAGGGTCTGACGCCGAGCCGTATGTATATGAATGGCACTTTCAGGTCATGGATCCACTATCTCAAGCAAAGGCTTGATCCGACCACACAGGCAGAACACAGGCAGCTTGCAGGGTTGATCCTGGCTGAGTTGCGGACTGTTGCGCCGATAACGCTTGACGCATTTTTTCCTGTTGAGTAGCATAGGGGAGCGCCGTGAGAAGCGCATAGCAGGTCAGTAAGGCAGTCTCCATTGGGCTGGTCTATCTGACCGTTTCTATACCCTTCCTGGGTGCGGACCTGCCGGAATTCTCACCGGATAGGCCAGCACCAATGGAGATTTGCCGTGCACTTTTTTCCATTGCACATCAACGACTACGCCCAGGCAACGTCTCACCTGACGCTGCTTGAGGATGCGGTCTACTTCAGGCTTTTGCGTAAATATTACGCAGACGAGAAGCCTTTGATCGGCGACATTGATCGCATCCAAAGACTAATCGGAGCAAGATCAAAAGAGGAAAAAGATGCGGTTAAGGCCGTGCTTGAAGAATTTTTTTCTTTTGAAAGTGATTGCTTTAGAAACAAAAGAGCAGACGCAGAGATTGAAAAGTTCCGCAGCAAGTCATTGAAAGCAAAAGAAAGCGCCAATACGAGATGGATGCGAACGCATAGCGAAGGCAATGCGGAACCTATGCGACAACCGTTCGATTGCAATGCTAACCAAGAACCAATAACCAAGAACCAAGAACCAAAGGAAAAGAATAAGCGCACAAGTGCGCCTGTAGTTGCCAAGCCCGACGAAGTGACAGATCAGACTTGGATGGATTTCTTGGCGCATCGCAAGCTCAAGAAAGCGACCGTCAGCGACACTGTGCTGGACGCGATCAGGAAGGAGGCGCGGAAGGCCGGATGGTCGCTGGATGCTGCGCTGAGGGAGTGTGTGGCGCGGAACTGGCAGGGCTTCAAGTCTGAGTGGGTGAAGCCAGACAAGAAGTCTGAGGTTGAGCGCACGATGGACTTCCTGCTTGGCAGAGATCAACGTCCACCATCACTAAACAGTCCTGACCCTTGGGAGGTTGTATGAATCCGTACTTCAATCGGTTGATCCAGCGTTTCACGGTACTTTACGGACAGCAGAAGGTCGCGTCAGTCTTTGCCGGAACTGCGGAGCAGCAGGAGGCTACAGCGCAAGCCTGGGAGGAACAGCTACGCAGGACTGATGTTGATGTCATAAAGTCAGTTCTGAACCACCTTGCTGAAGGTGGGATGGATTGGCCTCCGAATCTTGCTGAGTGGACGAAGCTATGCAAGCAATTCAGGCACGAAGAGCATCGTCCTGCTTTGCCTCCTCCACCCAAGCAGATCACAGAAGCAGGCCGGGAGATCATTGAATCTGCTGTCTCCCAGATGCGTACCAAAGGGTTTGACTACCTACATTGGGCAAAGTACCCCAAGAGCGCACAGGCAATCCTCCTGCTGGCAAGAGGAGCCAGAGAGGACAACAGGCTCGCAGACATCCTCGCTCAACACATTGCAGACGGAGGTGCCAATTGTCAGCCAGAAGCCCAGAGACAGCTTGCCCCAATCATCGAGAAGCACAGGGTGTCAGTGTCGGTCTGATCTACCTGTGCCTGTTGTGCGATGACTTCCACGTTAGGGATCTCCTATCGGAATCGGACGATCAATTAAAAGATATTCCGAAAAAGTTTACACAAGCGATAGAAAATATGGGATGATTCATCCATCAACAGGAGAACGAAATGCTTCACATCGAGTCAGTTAAGCACAGAGCGGATGGCGTTTTTGTTACTACCGTGCTCGACCCTGCTTGCATCAACCCAAACAACAAGATCACGTTCAACAACGTCAATGAGCTGTTCTTTGAGTCCATCGAACAAGCTAACGAATACGTCGAGTATTTCAACAAGTTCTTTAGCAAAAAATGACCAAGCGCGAAAAGATGCCAGATTGGTTGCCGCAGGAGATGGAGCAGAAGATGGTTGATCTGCTCCACCTGCGACACGCACTCAGCAGGGAAGACCTGGAGTATCTGGTTGAGAAGACTGAGAAGATGAAGGATGAGCGTCTCAAGTCTTGCATCGCCACCCTGATCGGATGGGGAGATGATGAGAGAGCAGAGGTTGAGACGTTCATTGCTGTCATGTTAGAGATCTTGAAGCGCACAAATCCGAGCAAAGTCCGAGAGGCTGCACGAATCGTAAACATTCGATACCTGATCAAAGAAGGAGAGAAAAATGCTGATTGAAACTCGAATCGCTGGAATTCCCTGCCTCGTTGAGGCTGATGTCTGCGTGAGCGAAGGATCGTACAGCCGCAATGCTGCAAGCGACTGGGACTACTACGGGTGGGCAGAGGTTAGTGAGTTCAAGGTCATGGATCGGCGTGGGCGTCCTGCTCCGTGGCTTGAGCGCAAGCTCACAGACAAGGAAATCATCCGCATCGAATCGGAGTTCATGGAGGCAGCATGATCAACCAGGAAGCAATCACAGACGCTGATCTACAGTTTCGCTCAATGGATACCTGTCCGACAGGCCCGAAAATTCTGTTGCTGAATAAAGCAGGCATAGCAGGGACTGGTTGGTGGGACGGAAAAGACCATTGGTATGTTGGCTGGTTTCCGCTTCCCAAGATACCGCCTGAGATCAGGGTATTGGTGGAGCCGACTTACAAGACGAATATTGGCAATCTGTTGGGGGATTGAGATGACCAGAGAAGACGTCATCAGGATGGCACGAGAGGCTGACCTGCACTGCCATATGAAACTGACTGATCACGCTCTTGGAATTGAAGATCTTGAGCGATTCGCCGAGCTTGTCGCCGCACTCATAGCAGAACGCACCCACACCAACAATAAGGCGAAGTGGTATCAGGAAGGGGTAGAGTCTGAACGCGAAGCCTGCATCAGGTTATGCGAATCGCGGAACATGGGCGATGGTAGTCGTGAGGATCAAGAAGCGCGACGCATCGCATCTGAAATCAGAGCACGAGGCCAGTCATGACTAGAGACGACATCATCAAGATGGCGCGGGAAACAGGCATGGAGTTGTACGGTCACGGAAGGGATCAGACCAACTTCCAGTTCATCCTGTGTCGGTTTGCGAATGCGATTGCAGCCGCAGAGCGTGAGGCGTGTGCGAAGGTGTGTGATGACTGGCCTGTCGGACGCGATGATGTTTACAGCATCGGACAAGCAATCAGATCAAGGGGCCAAGCATGAAGCTCGAAGTCTTTGAAGACCGGATGTACTACGACCAGTGGTGCGTCAGGCCGGAAGGATCAAAGGAATTCTGCGACACGATCCACTTTGTGCGGAAGGTGGATGCACTGGTGGCGCAGAAGATTATTGAGAAGTGGATCGCTCAGGAAAGAGAGGCGTGTGCTCAGATCGTCGAGCACTACAACCGAGCATGGAATGACCAAGGCTATGCCCTAGCACAAGCAATCAGAGCAAGGGGAGCCAAATGAGCTACACACCGGGGCCGTGGCGAGTCCGACGATCCAATCACAGTGACAAGTATCGTTACGTTCAAATCGGCAAAGATGCGAACTACACAACACTCGACTTGCTCGCAGCAGATGCTCGTCTGATCTCAGCAGCACCTGATCTGTACGAAGCGCTGAAAGAGATTGTCGATGCGACTGATACGGGATGGGAGCATCTTGATGCGACGTTTACACGGGCACGGGCGGCACTCAAGAAAGCAAGGGGTGAGAGATGAGCATCCACTATTACTGCCCGATCCAACGGGCGTACATCACGGCGACCGTGCCGACTGAGTTGGCGTTTAAATTGATGAGGTGGGTATGACTGAAGCCATACTGATTTGCGCAGTTTACGCATCAGGTGTCGCGGTCGGCTACCTGATCTGGGCTCCTGAGACGCGGTTTAAACGAGCCGTCATCGACGGTATGACACTGAGCTTTTTGTGGAGAAAGAGATGAACGAACAAATTCAAAAACTTGCAGAGCAGGCTGGGGCAGTGTTTGTAAATAGCAATGGGGTAAATGATTGCCCGCAAGATTCATTGGTGGGTGATGAAATACAGAAATTTGCCGAGTCGATTGTTCGGGCATGTAGTGAAGTTATTCGCAATGATGGTTACAGGAGTGGACCATTTGGCAACCAAGATTTGAGTCCAAGTGAGATTGCCATAATGATTGAAGAACATTTCGGAATTAAGTCATGAAACCAAAATTCACACGCATGATCGACGGAATCCCGTGCATGACGGTGACCGAGCATGACTGGATCGTCTCGCAGTTGGTGAAGATCATCGAGAGGCTGCTCATTCATGTTGATCCTGACTGCGGTGATCCGACTTGTCTGGATTGCGATGTGTGGCGACCGGCATGGAAAGCGATAGCGGAACTAAAGGAGAAAACATGAGTATTGAGGCGATGAAGAAGGCGCTGGAGGCCGCGTACCTTGCCGGGTTTTATAGAAGCGGCGAGGGCTACAACAGCGACTACCCGTTTAGCAATAAAGGGTTAGATCCGCTTGACGACCCGTATTGGATCGAGAGCAGGGACGCATACGTCCGCACCGCCATCGAACAGGCAGAGAAGCAGGAGCCAGTGGCGTGGATGTACGTCAACGAAGACATGCCGACCAACCGGCAACTTGAGTGGACAGAAACGCACCACGGCTACGCTGGGAATTGGCTCAAGCATCCGCTCTACGCCGCACCCCCCGCAGCACAAAAGCCTGTGGCTTACAAATGGAAAGGCGAGTTTTTCACCCCAGGCGAGATCGAGATGCTTGACGTCGATGATGCTGTGCCGCTCTATGCCGCTCCAATCGAATCAAAGCAGGAGCCTGTGGCGTTCAGATGGAAAGGCGATCTGTTCACCAATCCTGTGCCGCTGTATGAGCACCCGCGCCAATGGGTCGGACTGACGGACGAGGAGCGCCGCAACATAATGGAGTGGCAAAAGATTCAGGAAGAACTTGGCCCCGTCTGGGCACCGATGATGTTGTATTTGTATCTTGCAATCGAAGCAAAACTAAAGGAGAAGAATTTTGATTTATGTTGAATACGACCAACCGCACTACTTGGTATGGCCTGCTTTGGCAGTTGGAATTGATGACGAATTTTGGATTGGGATCGGCTGGTTAAACTTCGAGATTGGTTGGCGTAACGGTGCCGGTGGATATGGAGATGCAACAAAACTGAAGGCAAAGAATGAAACGCCTTGATCACCCAGACTGCGACTGCCCAAAAGGGACGGGCAGCGACGTTCGAGAGACGAGAATGGACACACGATACGGCTTCACCTATCGCCGACGGACCTGTCTCGGTTGCGGCCTGACATTCGGCAGCTACGAGATTCCAGTCACAAGTTTGCACATGCCTGACTTTGAGCCGATCAACCCAAACGGAAGACTGGAAAGACAATGATTGAACCAGAAGTTCACAAGTCTCACTGGACTCCAGAGCACATGATCATTGCAAGTGTGATATCTCTGGCAGTAAAAGATGCTTGTTTGGAACCAATTAGAAACCCACTCAAAATGCAGTGGGATGCAATGACAGCACATGACTTTTTATGGGGAGAAGGACTCGAAAGCTATATCCACTGGCTGGACATTGACTGTGCGTTTTATCGTCGCAAACTCATTGAAACAATGGCAAACGATAGACAAGGAAAGATAAATGGATTCACAGCAGAAGAAAGACGATCATTCAGGTGGAATAAGAAAACCTGGGATCGTGAGTCCCCAGGATTGGGTGGAAGGATGGCTGGAGATTCATCGTCTCACTGGGAGTCTATGGAACCAACTCCAAGAAAAGAACAGCCAAGAGTCACTCAAACTGCTCGTCGATATTCAAACGGAATCGAGGCTCTTGTCCACTACCATCAAGCTGATTCAGGAGAATGATCATGCAAAGAATGTCTTTCGATGAACTCCACGTTCGCATCATCCAGTGGAGCCGTGACCGTCAGATCATCCCAAACTCAACAGCCAATGCTCAGTTTCTGAAATTAGTGTCAGAGATTGGAGAGCTTGCAGATGCTCTTGCAAAAAAAGACATTGCTCTTACTGCTGATGCTGTGGGTGATGTACAAGTTTGTTTGATCAACTTCTGCGCTCTCGCAAACCTAGACCCTGTTGAGTGTCTGGAAGGCGCATACCACCAGATCAAGGATCGCAAAGGTTTCCTGATGCCCAATGGTGTATTCATTAAGGACGTAGCATGAAAGAAGCACAAACAGTCTGGACTTGCCGCGGGATCATGTATGTCCCGCACTTCAGCAAGAATGGGTACTGGGTCAGCCCTGGTTATCCAAGAACCCAGAAGGTAGAGTTCTCGGCAGACAGGTTGAGGAAACTCGGAGCTATCCGGCACACATATCCGCTGTTTGTAAAAGACTAATCATTCGGGGATAATGGTGGGACTCTCCTCCCCCCGTTATCCCCCTATCGCAGGGGGATTTTTTTATGGTTCCAAAACTGATCCATATCGTCTGGGTGGGCGACAAGCCCCAGCCACAGGAGATCGACTCATGGTCACGCATGAATCCGGATTACGAGGTACAGGTTTGGGGCAACGCCAGTCTCACGAGGGGCTGGAGGCTTGCGGAGCACATGGCTCACTACTGGGATCGAGAGAAGTGCGGTGTTGCCGACTGTATGCGCTGGGAGATCCTGTACCAGTTTGGCGGGATTGCAATGGATGCGGATTCAGAGTGCGTTCAGCCGCTGGAGGATTGGTTACTTCAGCCGGATGTCTTTGCCTGCTGGGAGAATGAGATTGCAAGGCCAGGACTCATCGCAAACGGTATCGTAGGAGCGGCACCACAGCATCCGTTGATCGGTCAGATCATCCAAGACTTGCTTGATGACAAGCCAGAAGGCAGGATGGCATGGCAGTTCACAGGGCCAGCAAGACTCACAGAGACAATCCACAGGCACAAGTACCGTGACATCACGATCTATCCTTCGCATTATTTCCTTCCAGATCACTTTGCTGGCTCAAGCTACCAAGGCAAAGGTCAGGTTTTTGCAACACAGGGATGGCAAAGCACCAGGGGGACCAAGTGAATATTTTGGTCACATCGGCTATCAACAGCGATCCGAGAAGGCTCCAGGAACTCCTAAAAACGATTGAGAGCGTCTGGAGCCGTTACCCGCTGTCTACCATCCACCTATCAGAAACATCTCGCATAAAGCCTTCTGATGGCTTCCTGAGCCACATTCCGAATCGTGTGGAGCTAACAGGGTTCTGGGGTGCTGAATGGATCGACAGAGCGCACGATACGGGTCTACCGATAGGGTTTGTGCAGAATGCAATCGAGATCGAGTGTTTGCAGCGGATGATGGATCTTCCGTATTGGTATGACAGGACTTACAAGCTGTCTGGTCGGTATCAGTTGACGGATTACTTCAATCCAGAGTCGCATGATCCAGATAAGTTCACATTCAGACAGCCGTTGCGTACAGGGTACAGCCTGGAGCAGGTTGGGACTGTTGGGATGTTGATGACGAGGTTGTTCGGGTTCCCGACCAGTCAAACGCAATACTTAAAATCAGTGTTAGAGAAGATCGGGAATGAGCACTGGCAGAGATGGCTATCGGGTAACCCGTTCGACATAGAACACGGTTTGTACAAGCACATTGACCACGAAATCTGTCAGTTTGTTGATAGAATTGGTGTTATTGGTAGGATAGGGCACTCGGAACACATTGTAGAGGACTGATATGCCGATCACGAGCAAGCAGCAGCAGCGTCTCATGTATGCAGCAGCCGGAAGCAAGAAGGTTGCAAAAGAGACGGGAGTCTCGCAGAAGGTTGCCAAGGAAATGATCGAGGCAACCCCAGCAAAGGCATACAAAAAAATGCCGAAGAAGAAATGAAGAAAGCAATTTGGGACAAGCCTCGCCCGAAAAGTCTAGGCAAACCTGATCCTCTTTCCAAGGGTGAGAAGCGATCAGCAAAAGCGATGGCTAAGGCTGCTGGTAGACCTTACCCCAACATGGTCGATAACATGAGAGCAGCGAGGAAGAAGTGATGGAATGCCCTATTTCCACCCAAGACTCAAAGGTCAATGACCGGAACAAGGCCGAGGCCGAGTCCAAAGCTGGCTACATGGAAGCAGAGGACGAAGAGTATTCATGCGGCAAGTGTGCAAGATTCATCCAGACACCAGAGATGATCGAATGCATGATTGCTGGTCTGCCGGAGGATATGCAGGAGATCGTTGACGACGATGACATTGGTTATTGCGCTCGATGGGATTTCCGCTGTACAGATGAGTACACCTGTGATCGGTGGCTGTCTGGTGGTCCTGTAAAAGGCATGACAGAAAAGCACAAGATCATGCTAAAGATGGCAAAACTGATGGAAGAGGATTGACATGACTGCTGCATGGACTCGTAAGGCAGGAAAGAATCCCAAAGGCGGGTTGAATGAAGCTGGTCGGAAGTCTTACGAGCGGCAGAACCCAGGTTCAGACCTGAAGCCTCCGGTAAAGTCAGGAGACAATCCGCGCAGAGCATCGTTCTTGGCGAGGATGGGTAATGCACCAGGGCCAGAGTACAAGGACGGGAAACCGACTCGTCTACTACTGTCGTTGAAAGCCTGGGGAGCCTCCAGCAAGGCAGATGCCAAAGCGAAAGCGAAAGCTATCAGCGAACGAAACAAAAAGTGATAGTCGATCACAGCCCATTCTGGCACTGCGTGGTTGATGATTTCTTCACTCGGCCACACGACATTGCAGCAGAGTTTCCAAAGCAGGATGATCCTTGCTGGTTTCGGTATGACAATCCGTTAGAGATCAAGCAGACATGCAATGACTGGCACAAGTTCGGTCCTGCTCTGTACGAAACCTTCCAGCAGTTACTGAGCCAAGGTTTCACTGAATTCATAGAGCGATACGTTGACTGCGAACTCACCCCAGACATGGGCTTGCATGGCGGTGGACTTCATCAGCACGGCAGAGGAGGAAAGCTCAATGTTCACCTCGATTACAACATCCATCCGAAGCTACATCTTCAGCGTCGTCTTAACCTTATCGTCTACCTTACTCCTGATTGGCAACCGGAATGGGGTGGTGGGCTGGGTTTGTACAAGGACAGCAAGACTCTTGTTAAGACCATTGACCCACTCTTCAACCGAGCGGTGATATTCGACACCCGTGGCAGTTGGCATGGGTTACCGAATGAGATAAAATGTCCACCTGGGGTAACACGGAATAGTATTGCTGTTTACTATTTGTGCGAACCCGGAGTGACTGACAACAGGACGAGGGCGCTGTTTGCTCCGACTGAAAGTCAGGAGAAAGATCAGAGCGTAATAGAGCTTATCAACAAGCGTTGCCGATGACCCGATAGGAGTCGGATGTGGAAAAGATAGAGCAGGTAAGCATCGAGTTGCTTATACCTTATGCCAACAATGCCAGGACTCATTCTGACGCACAGGTCGCTCAGATTGCAGCAAGCATAAGAGAGTTCGGGTTTACAAATCCTGTATTAACGTCAGACGACAACACCATCATTGCTGGACACGGCAGGGTGATGGCTGCTCGTAAGTTAGGACTAACTCAGGTTCCAGTTATCAGGCTGTCTCATTTATCGGAGACACAGCGTAAGGCTTACATCCTGGCTGATAACAAGCTCGCGCTGAATGCTGGGTGGGATGACAACCTGCTGTCGATTGAGCTTGCAGACCTGAAGGATTTGGGATTTGACACAGACCTGACAGGATTCTCGGCAGACGAGATTGCTGCGCTGATGCCGGTAGAGGTTACGGAGGGGCTGACGGATGAGGATGAGGTTCCAGAGGTTCCAGAAGAGCCTGTTACGAAGCTAGGGGATGTGTGGTTGCTTGGGAAGCATCGGCTCATGTGTGGGGACAGCGAAAGCACAGATGCCATCGATCAGTTGATGGCGAGGACGGTGCCAAACGCCGTTATAACTGACCCGCCTTATGGCATCGGCATTGATGGTCAAAAAGAGTCGATAAGCAAAAACCCAAAACACAATCGCAAGTATCACGAGCATAAGGGATGGGACGCAAAAAGACCGGATGCATCAATCTTTTCCTTCATAGTGTCGCTTGGTGTTCCTGCTGTGATTTGGGGCGGCAATTACTTTGCAGACCTTTTGCCGCCAACAAGGGGATGGCTGTATTGGAGTAAGGGGCAAGACGGCTTATCAATGAGCGACGGTGAGCTTGCTTGGACAACAGAAGACAAGCCGCTGCGAAGCAAGACAGTCAACCGTGGAGCATTACGTGGAAGCGTTCATCCAACGCAAAAGCCTGTTGAGGTTATTGAGTTTTCTGCGGAATACTTGAAAGTACCGCAGAAGGGGGCAATCCTTGATCTATTTTCAGGCAGCGGAACTCTCGGCATTGTTTGCGAAAAGACAGACAGACGAGCTTTCATGATGGAGCGTGATGCAGGATATTGCGATGTAATCGTAAAACGCTGGCAAGACTTCACTGGCAAGCAAGCTACGCTAGAGGCAACGGGTGACACTTTTAATACACTTTCGGATATAAAAAATGCAAGGCAAGCGGCATAAACCAACGGACGAGGATCGTCGGTTAGTCAAGACGCTATCCGCTGTCGGGGTGCGTTATGTTGATATTGCAGACAAGCTAGAGATTGACCACGACACACTCACCAAGCACTACAAGAAGGAACTG